CCCGCGTTATCCGTGGGCTTTTTTATGCCCTCGATCTGGCGCTTGGCATCCTCAAAGCCCCGACCTATGATTACCTTGTGGCCGATACCCTCCAGATACGCGATCCAATCCCGCTGCACTGGCGACACTACGCCGCCGGTTTCCCGCTTCATCTCAACCCATAGGCACCACTCAGGCACGAATAAATCAGGCACTCCAGCGCTTACCCCTTCGGTTTTCAATGCCGCGCCCTGGGCCATGCTACGGCCTCCACCATTAGGGATAGCGAATATTCGGACGCTGGGCCACTGGCGGCGAAACCAGGACACTAGGCGCACTTGCTCTAGGTGCTCTGAGGGCTGGGTTTCGGGTTTGGGTTTGAGTTTAGGCATGGGTTTCGGGTTTGGGTTTAGAAAGGCACCTCGCCTAACCACTCTGGGCACTCGCCCACGGTGGCCGCAAAGTCGGCGGGCGGCTCCATGAAAAACACTACGCATTTTCCATGTACGTCGTAAAACTCGCAACTATGGCAGCACTTAGGTGGGCCTTGGGCAATTAAACGCCTGTAATCCGTTATAGAGTCGGGTTCGGGGTGGCGGCTCATGTCCATGTCCTTTTTAGTACGGTGAAAAATTTACCCTCGCGCCTGAATTCAATGGCGCTCGGTGGCTGGCCTTCGGTTAGTGCTTGCGCCATCTCATGCAGTTCTGCGGTGCCATAGTCCAGCACCACGCCTGCCTTATAAGCTATGTCGGCCAGCAATCGGCGGCTCTTTTCACCTGCATAGCCATCGGGGGTTACGGCCAGGTACTCGGTCACTGGCGGGTCGCTCAGGCCACCATAGTACGTTAGCGAGAGCATTTCCTTGCCACTGGCTCGGCTTATGTGCTTGCGCCATGTCCAGGTGCTTACCTCAAAGTCAACGCCTTCCACACCCATAATGTCTAAATTGTGCAGTCGCAGCATTGGGCGCTCGGGTTCGGGGAATGGTTCACCGCATGCTGGGCATTCCCTCACGCTCAGGTGGCATATCTCCTGGCAGTGGTCGCAAACCTTAACTGGTGCCTCGCCCACTTTGTCGCCCTTCTTTGGTGGTGGGATTACGGCGGTAATCGGCCCATGCTGCTCCACCACGCCAGCAAAGTCCAGCACTAAGCAATCGGTTTTGCCTTCGGCTATGCGTAATCCTCGCCCTGCCATCTGGACGTAAAGCCCTGGGGACATAGTAGGGCGCAGCATGGCTATCAGATCAATGCCTGGCGCGTCAAAGCCGGTGGTCAGTACATTGGCATTGGTTAGGGCTTGGATGCGCCCTGCCTTGAATTCTTTGAGCATCCGGTCGCGCTCGGCGCTTGGTGTCTCGCCGGTCACGCAATCAGCCACAATGCCCTCATCTTGCAGCGCTTCTTTAATATGCTGAGCATGGGCCACACCAGCGCAGAAAATCAGCCATGATTTACGTTCATGCCCCAAGCGCACAATTTCGGCCACTACCTTTCGGTTCTTGTCGGTGGTATCTACCGCTGCCTGTAATTCGGCCTCGATGTACTCGCCGCCACGCTTATGCACACCATCCACTTCCAGTTTGGTGCGCGTGATCTTGCTTCGCAGGGTTGATAGATAGCCTTTGAAAATCAATTCCTCTATGCTTACTGGCTCGATCAGCGCGTCAAAGATGGCTGGCTTGTCGGTGATGTAACCATGCCCTAGCCGGTACGGTGTGGCCGTCAGTCCTATCACCCTAACATTTGCGTTTGTCTGATAGATGTCTGATAGCAGTGTCCGATAGCCGCCCTCGTCCTTGTGTCCAATAAGGTGGCAATTATGTGCAGCTATTCCATTAGCGAAGTAAGAAGGATGTCCACTGACTTGAAGGTTGAATACAAGTACAGGGCTTTCTCGTTTGATACGCGATACACGCGCCACCCGAGGCCCGCAAGATATTGGTCTTTCTTCCTGTCCTGCATTTTCCTCTCGTCGCTGCCATGACTTCCCCCATCCAATTCGATGCAAATCATCTTTTTTGGATAGCAGATGTCCACCTTGTAGGCATTCGGATATGTCCCGTTCAAATGTCCCGCTTTGGTCTTGATTGCATATTCTGCTATCCATCCTTCCCCCAACGCATGAAGTAGTGCTAATTGTGGCAAAGGCAGCAATTGCCCGTTTCCTCCACGCTGAATAGGTTGATGCCTGATTCTTTTTAGAGTTTCCCGCATTCGTTTGCGTGCTTCTGCATTCAGAACCGTCGGGTGTGATTTCTTTGCACACTTCACGGAGCAATAATTCTGCTTTTCCCAAAATGGTTCCGACATTGCTGAAATTACTTTTCCGCTGTCGTCCTTTTTGATCCAAGGTCTGAACTCTGCTCCACAAGCGGGACATATCTTCAATGCGGAAAAGAGGCGTTCCGATCTCCAATTTTTCTGCTTTTTGCCATCCATCGTCGGTAAAAATTGGGTGATTGCCGGTGCATTCAAATTTGGTTCCATCATCAAGCTCCACAAATAAAGTTTCTAAAACACTACGGCAGCTAACGGCCTCTACCGTGCCAACTCCGCGTGTATTAAATACTAAGTCACCGCACCTCACTTTGTCAATGTCTATTTGTCCTTTCGGTGTTGAAATTTTGGTTCCAGCAACAAAGCATTCATCTATGATTACCAGGTCGCAGTGGCCGATCTGTTTGGCCTTGGAGCGCACGGATTGGATGCCTGCGAAGGTAATCGGCTCGCCCAAGTCCTTGCGGCCAAGCCCAGCAGAATAGATGCCCAGCGGGCAGTTCGGCCAGTGCTGGCGCATTTTCTCGGCGTTCTGAACAATCAATTCCTTGACATGGGTTAGCATAAGAATGCGAGTCTCAGGCCATGTTTGCAGCGCGTTCTTGCACAAGGCGGCAATGATGTGACTCTTGCCTGACCCCGTAGGCAGCACCAGGCATGGGTTGCCCGTGTTGCCTGACTCGAACCATGCGTAGAGTTGGTCAATGGTGCGTTGTTGGTATTCCCTCAACATACGATTCGGCCACCAAAATCTTTACGCATATCAGCAATAAACTGGTTGCCGCTACCGCAAGCCTTGGCATTGGCAAGCAATTCCTTGCTGCTATACACGCCCTCTCCTGGCTCACCATTAGCCAAGCCCTGCCCGTTGATCTCGTAGACGGCCACCCAATCGCTCGGGCTTTCTAGGCGCTTCCACGGCACCAGGTCAGGATGCAACACATGGGCCTCGCAGCCGGTATGCTGGGCATCAATTGGCACAATTCCATCCCACTTGGCGCAGTGCCAGGTGCTGTCAGCCAATGGCGTAATGTGGGCGCAGGTGCGGCAGTTAACTTCCTTGGTGGTCTTACTGCCGTGGCAGAAGTCATGGCCTGCGCACATCTTGCACTCAAACCATGTAGGGTCGGTGCTTATCGGTGGTGGGATTCTGTCCGACAAGGCTAGACGGTGGCCTTTGGCAATAGCCTTCTCGGCATGGTCGCGGTCATACTCTAGGCGCTCGGTGTATATGCGGTCATCATCCTTGCAGATAGCCACATACAGCGCACGTTTCAACTCGGTGCCGTGCATATAGACCTGACACTGTGTAAAGTGCATGGGCTTGGACTTGGCCACGCCATTTTTCTCTAGGTCATTGAACGACTTTAGGCTATGGGTTTTGAATTCCAACACATGTTCAGCCTTTGGCGCACCAGGTACGCCTTTACCGATACCGTCCAAGCTGCCGCTAACATGGCTTCCAAAGTCAACCCTTAGCTGGGTTCCTGATACGCTCATGCCAATGGCCCGCAGGTCACTGACAATGGTGGCTTCCTCATTGTTGCCACGGCGAAACAGGCGCAGTATCCGTCCTTTGAATTGTTCCTGCACCGCCCAGCGAAACGATAGCCAAAGCCAGCGTTCGCAGTGGTGGCCCAAGGTGCTGCATCCCATGTGAGGGCGAGGCTTCTCTAGCCGTGCCTCATGCGCTTGGTCGATCAGGGAAGTTATGGTAATCTCTGGTTCAGGTATTTTCATGCGTTTTCTCCTGTGTTGGTAAATTAACCCCGCCTTAATCAGCGGGGTCTTTTTTTATGGTGGGGGTACTCGCTGCACTGCGCTTGTCACCATTACGGTGCTGGTCACCGGCAATTTTCCCGATAGGCACAGCATCCGCTTTCCCCCCGAAACTTACTTCTTAGCCCAAGGTGGTGCAGCCTTGGCAGATGTAGTGCTAGGCGCTACAGACTTGAACGGTACAGCCGCAGCAGGCGCAGCCCCACTCAAAGCCCGAAAGCCTTTAATCTCGTTACCGGCGTACTCGCCCGTCTTTACCGACAACTTGATGCCCAGGTTCCCGCCAATCAGTTGGTCGGTGTCCGATACCTTTCCCAAGCCAATAGCCCGCATGATCTCGCCAAGCTGCTGGCGTCCGATCTCTTCGGCCTTTGTGCTGGCGTTCTTGATGTTTAGGTTTCCGAACACGACGCGCCCTTGATGGCTTGGGCCTGTGATGGTGTACTTGCAAGCAATGTACTTGCCGTCACCTGCTTTGGTTTCCTTGACCTCCGCGCCAGTGATGGTGGCGTTGTACCAACCCTCGGGCAAGGGTTCAAAGTTGCCGTTACCAACTGGTAGTGTGTCGATGCTAAATTCTTCGTCTAAAAAAGCCATGATATTAATCCTTAGTGATAGTAAAAGTAGGACGTCCAGGTGTGGACGTAATTGCACCAAGCAGGGGCTGGGTTACAGCGTCAGCCGCAGCACCCCATGCCTTTGCATTGATCTCGGGTTTCCAGCGAAATAGGCTGGACAGATGTTCGGACAGTCCAGCTTCAGCGGCCAGCACTTGCAGTTTGTCGGCGTCAATCTTTTTATTGATTCGGCCTTCCATCTTGATTACAAAGCCGCTGTCCTCTTTCTTCATGGTTCCATCCAAGTCTTTGGGGATACCGAAGTGAATAGCCAGTTGATCTTCAATGTCGCGGCGATCTGCCACAGCTTTGGTTTCGACTTTTTTGGCGTCTAGCCATTGTTGGTAGAGGCTCATGCTGTTACCTCAAATTCAGCGTTTAAAGATTGCATCACGCGGTCAAGCACAACGCGACCCGTGATGCAATCCATCTTGCGGTCAAACTGAGATGCACTGAGATGCACTTCGTTGACCAGTTGATAAAGGATAAGAAATGCCGTCTGAATTTCAATCAAGTCCGTGAGGCTGATGGCTTTCTTCATGCCACACCCCCAATCTTGGCAATGATCTCGCCCAAGTCAGGCGCTTCCCATGCGCTTAGTTTTCCGCTACGGTCTTTGGCAAGCCATAGTCCATCGCTATCGCACATCAGGGCACGTTGAGTATTTCCATCGGCGTCCTTCTCAACCCGCAGCGCCAGCACTTCATCAAAGAAGTAAGGCAAGGCTTGGCCGGTCTTGTTACCTGGCATCGAAGGGCTATACAACACACGCCCCATCTCGTCTTGGGTTTTTTCTAATTTGGCGGTCATAAGCACATGGCGCTCTGGCAAGTCGCGGAATGCACGAATGATGTCGGCCATTTGCTCTTGCATAGCACCATAGGCGGCGCGTGGGTCTTTGTTGACCTTCTTCTCGTGGTTCAGGCAGACTTCAGCAATCTCGCTGATACTGTCCAATGCCACCGATTTGTACTCAGACTCCAGCACCCAAGAATAGGCTTCCCGAAGGTCGTCCATACTGGTGATCTCCAAGTAAGGCAGATCAGCGTCTTGGATAGACAGCAAACCACCCTCAGCAGACAATACAACGGGGCTTGGCAATGTCTTGATTAGACTTGTCTTACCCGCACCGGCTGGGCCGTAGACCAGCAACTTAACACCATTGGCGGTTAGGCCGCTAGTGCGTTTTAACGATATAGCCATATGGCTCTCCTTCTCTGTTTGCACTTCCGTCTGGACTCAGTTCGAAGCGTGATTGCATCTTAGCACAGGTTCGTGGTACAGTGTCAACAACTTTTTAACAAAGGATGAAAAATAAATGTCAGACCTCGCAAGTATCCTTGGTGGCCCCTGGTCGCCACCGGAACAAAAACACATTGAATCACCAGAGGATCAGCTAAAAGACGCGATGCTTGGCGCAGGTCTAAAGCCACCAGAGGCCATACACCTAGACGGCAAAGTACACCGCTTTAACTCAGGCACAAAGGGCGAAAAGGGTCACGACAAGCCTGGTTGGTACATAGCCTTTAATGATGGCGTACCGGCAGGGCGCTTTGGTTGCTGGCGCTCTGGCGTAGAACTTACTTGGAAGGCAGACATTGGACGCAGCCTGACGGTGGCCGAGGAAATGGCACAGTCTCGCAGGCGCTCAGAGGCCAAGGCACAGCGTGATGCCGAGCAAGCCAAGACCCGCGAAGTGGCGGCGAACACCGTGGACTTGATTTGGTCGCAAGCTGGGGCTGCAAGCCCTGAACACCCCTATTTACAGCGCAAGGGCATACAACCCAATGGCGCACGGATTACGGGTGACGGACGTTTGATGGTGCCTCTGTATAACTCGGATGGCGAACTCTCCAGCATCCAATACATTGCTGGTGATGGCGACAAGAAGTACCACCCAGGGGGACAGACAGGCTCAATGTATTGGCTGGTTGGAAGCATGGATGACGCTACCACGCTCTACATTGCCGAAGGCTTTGCCACAGCGGCCACCATTGCAGAAGTCACAAGCCAACCCTGCGCGGTGGCATACAGCGCAAGCAACCTAGTGCCTATAACGGGAATCCTTAAAGCAGCGAATCCGGCACTTGACATTTGCATTGTTGCCGACAATGACGCAAGTGGCGTAGGCCAACGCTACGCAGAGCAAGCAAGTGCAAAGTTTGGGGTACGCATGACAACACCACCAATTGAAGGGGACGCAAATGATTACGTGCAAGCGGGGCAGGATTTGGAACTGCTTTTAAAGCCCCAAGTGGCAACGGACTACCTAGTCCATGCCGATGGTTTTTCAGAGCAGCCAGCGCCTATATCGTGGCTTGTGAAGCACTGGATACAGGACAAAGCATTGGTGATGGTGCATGGCCCTAGCGGTGGCGGCAAGACCTTTGTTACTTTGGATTGGATGCTGCACATTGCCAGTGGCAAAGCAAGCTGGTTCGGCCACAAGGTCAGACCAGGCAACATGGTGTATTTGGCCGGTGAGGGGCATCACGGCCTGCGAAGCAGGATAGCAGCATGGAAGCACCACAACAAAGTCATTCACCTCAATATGTGGGTCAGCAAGTCAGGTGTAGACCTCAACACACCAGAAGGATATTTGAGAGTGTTGGAGTCGATTCGGGCGCTCAAGATCAAGCCTAGCGTGATTACCGTGGACACCCTGCACCGATTTATGGCCGGTGACGAGAACAGCGCACAAGACGCTAAGACCATGCTAGACGCCTGTGCTGCCCTCATGGAAGAGTTTGGATGCACCGTAATTCTGGTTCACCACACTGGTGTATCAGATGAAGCCCAACACCGCGCACGAGGCTCTAGCGCATGGCGCGGTGCCTTAGACATTGAGATAAGCATTGTCCCAGGCAAGGTTGGCAAACCAATGGAAATAATCCAGCGCAAGAGCAAGGACGCCGAGATGTCAGCACCAGTCTACGTTGAACTTGAGTCGGTAGCGATACCTGGCTGGCTTGATGAGGACGGAGAGCAAGTCACCAGTGCGGTGGTAATCAAGGGCGAAGCACCAGAGGTTAAGAGCAAGGGCGAATCACTTGGCTTTTCATCTTTTGAACGAGCATGGTTTGCTACTGGTGCAGAAGATCGAGGTGGCGCACCTTACCTTACCCGCAGCGCCCTTTATGAATGGGCATTGGAAAACGGTCTCAAAAACAAGAAATACACAAAGGACAGCTTGAGAGCGCAAATACCAGCAGACGGAAACAAGGGCAAGTACATAGGGCCGTTGATTGAAGAAAAGTTGATTGAAGTCCATGAAAACGGATGGATTGTGATTGAGCCAGGCCAAGCGTTAGGAATGATTTTGAAAAAAAATTCCCCTTAACTTAACAAGTGTGATAAACTTTTGAACATGAACAAAAAATTGACCCAACTAAAAGCTAAGTTAAGAGCCGCGAAAGCGGAACTTGCTATACGAACCCGTACAAACAACAGTGCGTCACGGGCTTACAACAAGGTAACCGCAAGGATTGCCGAACTGGAGAAAAAAATTGCTGACCTGGCGCAAATTTCAGAGTGAGTTGCCTAATTACAGCGAAGCCGAACTATTGGTTTTGCTTGATGAAGAGCGCAAACAACATAAGCGTGTATCTATGCTGGAGCGAATCCACCAGCGTTATTGCACACTGAGAGCCAATCGGGAACGGTTGGAAATTTTAAAAGAAGGCAGAAAGCCATGAAATTTATAAAGTTCCTGAAGGACTATTACCGCGACCTAACGCCAGCAGAGGTCATTGCCCGCGAACTCGCACAAGCCCACTTAGACCGCCTTGAGGCCGAAGGTGCAGTCGAGTATGCCCAGGCAGTGCTAGACATGAATATGACCCGCATAGAGCGTTTGAATACGCGCTTGAAGGAGTACAAGTTATGACTTGCTGCGAATATGGAAAATGCACTAACGCACCAAATTGCCCCGTCAGGAAAGCGCACAGAGAGGCCGCAAACAGGGCATACGCTGAACGTGGAAGGGTTGTTGATACTGACCCCTACGCTGACACACTAAGCACGTTTAAGGGCTTGATTGCTTGGCTGGGATTAGCGCTTGGTGTGTGGGTTGTGTGCTTGATTATTTGGGGGAAGTGATGAACATCATTGATCTTGCTAAACAGGCTGAAGAATATGCAAACAATGTTGTTCAGTCAAACGACAACGATTACGCTTGGGGATTTTTAAGAGATCAAAACTTTGCCCACTTGGTAGCAGCAGCAGCCCGTTCTGATGAGCGTGAGCAATGCGCTAAGGTGTGTGACGATAACTATTTTGCGTTTGTAGCGGCTGATGAAATCCGAGCAAGGGGAAACACATGACAGTATTTTGGGTATTAGCTTGGAGTAAATACTATCCCTGCGGGGGTTTAAGGAACGTGCATTCTCGACATGAAACGCTGGATGAAGCACTTGAAATTGCGGAGCAGTTGAAATCCACAAACGAGTATGACTACGTGAAAGTTGAAGATGTATCTGAAATGGTAGGAGTAACAACATGACAGGCTATCAATATTATTGCGTGTACTGCAAGCGACCTGTGTTCACAATATTAACTAAGTGTAGGAGTTGCGGAAAATGACAGGCTATCAAAGCAAAAAGAAAGCGGCGCAGGACAAGTTAGCGCAGCCAGCGCAGGAGTTTAATCGGACGTGGGTTTGTAACGAATGCGGTTTGCAGCAATTTACATCAGCAATTTGTGAAGCTGACCTTGACTATCTTGCGTGTTCAAATTGTGGGGGCAACGAATTTCACAAAGAGGCCTTGGCACAGCCAGAGCAGGAGCCGGTGGCAACCGTTCAATGCATCCACGGAATCACGATTGGCTATCTTGAAATCATGCAGCCAGTAGGAACAAAGCTCTACACCGCCCCACCACAGCGCCCGTGGGTAGACCTGACGTATGACGAAAGATACGACTGCGTTCACAGCGGCGCAGAAGATTCATGGGATGTAGCTTTACTAGTTGAAGCCAAACTCAAGGAGAAGAACACATGAAGCGACCACTTGAATCAGACTACACAAGTCAAGCCGCATACACAAGAGCGCTTGAAATGTATTGCGAAGATTACGGAGACGCACTGCCAATTGCATACCAGTCTGGTTACTACGATGGCAAGAAAGCAGCACTAGCTAGTCTGGAGCAAAACTTCTGTCCCCTATGCGGCAAACGTACATGGAACATCCACACTTGCACACCACCAAAGGAAAACACATGACCTTTATTCCTAGGAACGATAATTCCATTCACCGCAAAGACCTTAACCTTAAAGACCCTTGGGCACCAAGGCAGCGCGATGAGCATGAAGCATTACCTCCCACATTCAGTATTTGGGAAAGGCCCGTGTACCAGCCGACCCGCATGGCAACACCTAGACCTGGTGCCAATGACCATCTAAACATTAAAAGGCGGGGCGTATGAAACCAAGTCACCCAAAAATTAGGCAGCTACTGCACCAGTACCAAGACGGCCTAACAACAAAAGAAATAGCCGAACGGTTAGAAAAAAGACATGACACGATTTATGCTGCGCTGCAAAATATGCCTGATACTTACATAGATAGATGGCTAGAAGCCCAGCAACAGTTGCCGCCACAAGCTGTATGGTGCGCGGTAGTGCCACCAGAAGATTGTCCTAAACCAAGACCAAAGAAATCAAATGCCACAACCAAAAGACCTACCAAACTTTGCAGCATGGAACCAAGAGACCTTGGCCAAGTTTTGTATGGATTCGTATCTACGAATGCAAGCGCAGCAAGAAGCGATTGAGCAACTGCGCGGTGACCTCAAGGACGCTATGATAGAAATAAGGCGCGTTCATCTTTACGTCGATTCTGTAATCCCTTGAGTATTTTTCCAGCCGCCATGCAATACTTTAGGAGTTCTTCCGCAGCGCCTTCCATATCGTTGCGAAGAACCTTTTGGCGAAGCGTTGAACGCTGGAGTGTCCCAAGCCCCACATTAAAAGAGAAACTGACAAGACCATCAAACTGACCTTGTGTAAGAACAACAGGACAGAATCGTTCCACGCCAAGTTCAAAGCGTTTAAGGTCTGATGCAAGAATTCCATTGACTTCCTCCATAGTGAACTGGCGGTCATCCTCTGGACGCAACTGGAAAGCCATGCGCTCTTCCAGCTTAAGTCTGCCTTGCTCTGGATATAGAACATGGCCCACACAAACAGTAAAAAGGAGTGCGGGACAGCGATATGGACGCTGGCGTACACCCTCGTGGTGCTTAATCATGGACAGTGCTTTAGCGGAGACTTTCATTTCTTTTGCGTCTGAACGCACCCCACTTTGTAGCCCAGGTCACGCCACTCTTTAGCGGCCCGCTGACAGGCAGACTCCACCTCAAAGTAGCCCACCACCATTATTGAGTTCATGTTGATACCTGTTACCAGCACCAGCGTCCAGATCATTTGCCAAAGGCTCGACCACCAAAATGGAACGCTATGATGGACGCGAACAAAGCCTGAGTGTTGCTATCCCACAGTTTTTCAGCCAGTTGCGGGAACTCAATGCCACGGTTCCAGCCATACATGAACAGGCCAGCGTCCACAAACACCAGCAGAAAGAAAAATCCCAGCGTAATGAATGAACGCACACCAGCACGAAGATTCTTCATCCACTGTGACGTGCCTTCGTTCATTGACTCGTCGTGCTTGTAGATGGCATTCATCTCAGCCACCTGTGCGCTGACTAGGTTCTCTTCAGACTTGGCCTTGGTTTCTAACTCTAGCTGCTGGGTATGTATCTGCTCAACCCGTTCCTGCGCCTCAAACCCTGCTTTGCGTAGTTCCAGTTCGCGCTCGATCTGCATCTGGGCCAGCGCCAGTTCGTGCTTCTTATCCTGCCTATCTTGAAAGAAATCTAGCAACTTGGGCAAGCCGCCCATGAGAAAGCTAATCAGGGTAGAGAGGATAGTTAGCATGGGTTAGTCCTTTAATCGCCAAGAATTCCAGTTGCTGTACCTAGTCCAGCAGCGCCTGATAGCAGTCCAGTTGGACGGGTTTGCGCCCTACGGTTTAACTCTATAAGGATTGCTCTTTGCTCAATAGGGTCAACCGTAAACAAACGCTTTTGCAATTGCTCTGATGTTTCAGTACCGATACCCTTGGCCCGTGAAAGCATTGACTTGCCAGCGGCTATAGCCAAACCAGTTAGCCCGCCAGTTGCCGCACTCTGCGCCATCTGAGCAATGTCACCGGCCTGCTCTTGAGTCGCCAAACGCCCAGCGGTAGGCGAACCGCCTAGAACTGTCTTAGCGGTTTTACTTTGCTCACCTAATGCCTTGACGTACTGCGAAAACTCGTTGTACTTTTGTTGGTCATCAAACGCATATCGTACCAACAGCTTTTGGTTATCAGACTTAAACACCTGGCGGCTGAAGTCACCACCTTTGAAATCACCAACACGTTTGTTTATGTCTGCCATCATGCCAAGCCTGAAGGCTTCTTTCTCGGCATCATTGAATGCTTTGAGTTTTGCTGCTGCCTCTTTTACGTCAACGGATTGATACTTTTGGCCTAATTGGAAAGCCTTTTGTATGGTTGCGTAGTCAGCAAACTCAGCATTTGCTTTAGCGTATTCTGGGTTATTCGCCTTGATTAAATCGTTAAATTCATTTTTTACTTTAACTACATCACGTCCGTAAGGTGTAACCTTATTGGTTACTGCATCGGTTTCTTTATTGATAACACGATCAAGCCCCATTTTTATTTGGTGGAGAATATCGGTAGGCACTGATTGAGCATTCTTAATTGCGCTTAGATCAGGTAGTGTTTCACCATAAACACCAGCACGGTCTACAGCCTCTTGATATGCTTTCAGAAACACAGGACGTTCAACGTACTTCCTAAACGGGTTTGCGTCAATGGCAAGTTTGTAGGCTTGCGGATAGGCTGCACTAGCTGCACTGGATTGATTCTCAGCAAGCGCAGTAAGGTACTCGTACCCATTGACGTTCTTAGCTAAACCGGCCTTTTCCACCAACCCACGAACAATATCATTAGGCTGATCTATCAACCTGTTTTCTAGGAACTGTTCAGTTGGCCCTTTGGCCTTGGATTGGACAACGTAAGAACTGTACGCTAAGTCCTTCAAATTCTTACCAAGATCAGCAATCACTGGATTGGGGACACCAATGCGGCGCAACTCATCCAAAGCAGTTTGCGCCTCTTCAGCAGTCAGATTGTCTTTTTGCAAGTAACTAGCAAGCATCTTGTTGGAGGCCAGCGCCTGGTCACCAATGCCATTAGCGTTCAGCACGTTCTTGATGACAGTGGTAGCGCCCTTGATTACCAATGGGACAGTACCGCCTACAGCGCCACCAAACAAAGCACCTAGACCTGTCTCTGCGCCGGTATCCTTCTCAGCGTAACCCATGCCTGATAATGCGCCAGTTCCAGCCCCGATAGCAGTACCTCTAGCAGCCTGTCCTAACAATGACTCTCCAGAAAGCATTGCCTGAACTTCTGGTGAAGCAGTCTTAAAAGCCTTACCGATAATTCCAACTGGCAAAGCAAAGCCACCAGCTAACTCAACTGGTGTCTTGACGTATGGGTACTCCATGCCAAACTGCTTTTGCTGCTCACGCAATAGATTGCGTTGGCGCTCGTACTCAGGGCCGCTGATAGAGCCAGTTCGTAACGCTGCCTCGATCTCGTCCAGAGTGCCAAACGTCAATCCCTGACCAAACGATCTAGCGGTTTCAGCAAGGCCAGAATAGGGAACGCCTGACACACCAGGCATTAGTACAGATGTCGATGCCTTGGGGCCATCAGCTAACGGTGCTTCAGTGTAATCAGCCATTATGGTTTAACCCTTCTAACTCCTTGCGGATCAACAAATATAGTCCCAGACGGGTACTTAGGATTCTTCAAGAAAGAATTGTAGTCACTAGGGGTAATGACATGAGGTTCAAACTTAGGTACGTCAATTGGTACTACTACATCTTTATATCCTGCGTTTGCCCTACGCCGTTCAACTGATGTTTTAGCGTCAGAAACACGCCTAGCATTAATCTCAGCTAACTTATTCATAGCCCGTGCAGCATCAGCAGCAGACTCTGCGCTTGTAACTTCTTTTAATGCCCTCTGAGCATCACCCTCAGTTTGCGTTCCCTTATTCAATCGCAAACTTTCATTTGTCAACTGAGTAAGAAACTTATCGTAGTCATTACGCGCAATTACATCAGGGTCTTGCGATCCAAACGCATTACGCGCAGAGATAGAAGCACGATCCTTTAAGCCAAACTTAATCTCACCAGTTTTAATCCGATTGATGTAGTTATAAGCATCCGTAGCCAAGTTCTTAGCGTCCTTGGCAAGCACATAGTCGGCATCTTCCTCTTTAGCCAGGTCAGCGCGTAACGGTTTGTTTGCTGCTGCTTCCTTTTTCGCTACAGCATCATCAATTTTTCTCTGTCGCTCATATAAAGCATTTTGCTGTGCAAGAACATTATTAGATTGTGCAATAGCAAGATATGCCTGAGAAGTTTGTAGCCCTTGCTGTTTATAACTATCCATCATTGCCTGATTAGATTTAATAGCATCTTGGTTTTGCTGGAACTGCTGAATCCTCTGAGTCATTTCAGTCAACTCTTTGACCTTGGCATCTGCTTTTTCTGGGTCAAGGATTCCCCTACTCAAGCTAGTTGAATACTGAGTTGCCAATGTCTTTACGTTAGCCGGTATTGTTGGGTCTTGCGTGAACACCTTAAAAGGATCATCTTCAACGCCACCAGCCGCACCAATACGGCGCAAATCAGGAATGATCTTAGCAAGTTGCTGGATAGCAGCCTGTCCTTGCGGGAACGACATTAACTTGGCTTTAACTTCCTCATTAATGCTGCCATCAGCGTTCTTGATCTGACCTATCAATTCATTGGCTATGTTTGTAAGCCCACCGGCCTGCATACTTAATCCACGTTTAGTAAGGTAATCCTCGCGTTCCATCTTGGCCTGTTCAGCCTCCTGAGAACGCTGCGCGGCCTTCATCATCTCGCCACGCAAAGCATACGCTGCCTCGTTATCACCAGACTGCAATGCCGCTTGGATTGCCTGCGCGTAAGAGTCTAAGTTTGTCGGGTCAATCATTCCAAGCAATGCCTGGCGCTGACTAATCTTCTGCAACTCAGGGTCTTGCCCTCCAAGAGCACCACCCAAAGCACCAGCCAAGCCATAAGCACCGCGACCAATAGCGTAATTAGCCTGCTGGAACGGGTCTAATCTCGCGTACTGCATCGCCTGCTGACTAGCCATATCAGCTTGCTGCTGCTGGTAGCCTTGCGGAGTAACGCCAAAAAGACTTTGAACAATATCTGTTGCCATGATTACCCCTATGTTCCGAACAAACGATTTTGATAGTACGGCGAAAGATTAGAAGTATTGCCTGTTGTCGTGTAGTCAACAAAGCCCTGACTTCTACCACCTCCAAATAGATTTGCAGCACTGTTCATCAATTGCGGATTCTGTGAAGCACTGACCAAAGCAGTAGCAAACGGGTTGTAAGCGTTAGCAGCCGCATTAGTGCCAGCAGCAGCCATACCACCCTGATACATCGCATTAGCCGCGCTAGGACTCATTCCTTTAGCGCCGATATTGATGCCAATATCAAGCGGTTGCTGGCCTAGTGTCTCCAGCCCCGTAGCGCCTTGTAGATACGCTTGGTAAGGACTCAAAGCACCTACTTGGCCTTGATAGCCTTGAGTAATCAAGTTGCCACCA